TTGGTAACGACCAGCTAAAGTACCAACTCTTTCAATACCCATATTGTATTGGTCTTGCTCAGGAGACGCGTTAGATACGTGGAAGTATTCTAAGTCATCAAAGATTGCAGAAACTTCAGAAGAAACAACAATCCAGTTTGCTCCACCACGAAGTGTTGACTTGTGGATTTGAGCTGACAATTGGTTAATTGCTGTAATCAAAGTTTGGTTCCAGTCTTTTTGAGTGTAAGAAGTTGTGTTAGCAACTCTTCTCCATCCGTTGTAATCCCAACGTAAGTTCCAAGCCGCACCTTTACGAAGGTCACGAAGAATCTCACGGTCAATTTCAGCGGCAACTTGTTCTGACAATAATGCTGTCAATTCAGCCTCTGCGTCAATGTTGTGGAATGCCGCAACGTCTTGAGCAAGTTCTGGTGACCATTGTGCTCTCAACTTTCTTTCAGTTACTGAAACTGTTACTGACTCAAGGTCGAAAGACACTTCACCAATCTTGTCTTCAAATTCTAATTCTTCGTAACGTCTCCAAGCACATGCAAACGAAGTTGATGTGGCGGCTGATGTAATTGTCATACCAGTATATCCATCAAGAGTATCAGAACCACATGTTGGACAAGCCGGACATGATAAATCAACTTCAAGATAAATACAACCGTCTACGTCACATACATTTTGGTATGTACCACCATTTCCAGGATTCGCACCACCAGGCCAGTTTGTCTGTGTTGTATTGTAATTAGGATTAACAATACCCTTACCATACTGTTGTGTTACAAGTCTGAAAAGAAGAGGACCTCCACCTGAAGGTAAAGAACATGGGCTACCAGCGTCAACTAATAAACCTGAACCTGTGTAAACAATAAGATTAGATAAGAATGACTCTGTATCCATTTCACTACCATCAGGTCCAATCAATTTACCATAACCTCTATCCGCAAAACCACACATTTTAAGAATAACTTTTCTAGTGTTACCTGTAGTTGCACTGAAATCAGTTAAAGTACCATTTTGCCAAGTAACGATAGATGCTGATGAAGTTACCGCAGACCAACGTCCTTTTGAGTAGTCAAAAAGACCACCTGGATTAAGACCTGGTTCTGCACCTTCATAAAATAAATCATAAAGGTTTTTAGGGTAAGTTGGGTTGTAACTACCATTACCTGTAGTATAACCTGTGTTAGGGTCTCCAGGATAGTTACCAGGTGAACCTACAGGTGCATAGTGCTGTCCTGAACTTTGGTCAAATGCCCCAGTACCTCCAACACCACCATTGTAACCTTGAATCTTTGGTACGAAGTAGAACAATTTACCGATAGGTAAGTTCATTGCTTGTACTGATACGATGTCATTGGCAAGTAATTTTGAGAATACACGTCTAACGATTGGGAATACAACAGTTTCAAATGAACCTGAAGAACCGTCAGAAGTTGCTTCGTTTATCAAAAAGCTAGCTTGGTTTTCATAAAGCTGAGCTACGTTTTCTTTTAGGTGACCACGAAGGCCTTCAAGGAACCCTAATTTGTCCCATTTGTTGATAGTATCTTCCTTGATAACTTTAAGGTGCTTAAGACCAATGTTACCAACAAGACCTGATTCTAATAATGCTCCCATTTTTTTGGTTTTTTATTTAATTTTAAGTTTATTTTAATTTTGACATCAAATCTTTCATTCTCAAGAATTGAGGGTTTTCATAAGTTTTTGACTCAATCAAGTTAACCGCAGAACCTGTAGCCGGTGTTGACTCGATTTTACGTTCAAACGACTCGTTCATTGGCTGACTTTGTACTTGTGAAAGTTCGTCTTTGATGACTTTATACAAATTTTTAGATTCTTTGATTGTTTCAACACTATCAAATCTTCTCAAGATTTTAATTTTTTCTTGCTTAGATGTTGAGTGTTCAGTAAACAAACGTGTTGCGTAAGCTAAATTTGAATTGAATACAGCAACTTCGTTTAATTTATTTCTGAACACGTTAAGTGCCTTTCTGTATTCCTCATTTTTCTCTCTAAGGATTTGTAATTCAGAAGAATCTACAGACTCAACTTTTAAGTGACGTGGAGCGGCTTTAGGTTTGTTTAAACCTTTTCTACCCCATCTCTTACCACTACCAAGTGTTCTTGATGCTTCTTTTGTTTCCGTCTTTTTAGGTTTGTGTTTAAATTCGCCATCAAGTGTTTCCTTATCTTTGTATACATTAACTTTTTTAGCGTTACCTGTACCCATAGTTTTATTAGGATTTTTCTTAACTACTTTAAACCCTTCCTCATTCGGTTTTTTATCATATGAGAATTTTGGTTTACCCATACCCTTACCTTTGGCTTTGAAACCTTTTTTAGACTCTTCTAAAGATTCATTGTACTCTTCATACTCCTCATCTTCATTGTCATCTTCGTCATCAGACATTTCAATTTCGTACATGATACCTTCAGTTTCTTCTTCCTCCTCTTCATCGGAGTCTTCAGACATTTCGATTTCGTACATAATTTCATCACCTTCAGATTCTTCTTCGTAAGATTCTTCGTCATCAAAGTCCATTTCTTCATCCTCATCTTCAGAACCCATATCATCTTCATCGTCGAACATACGACCAACGATGTCTTCAATAGATTCTTCAGTTGAATAAGATTCCTCCATTTCTTGAGATGGTTCTTCTTCTTCGTAGAATTCTTCATTTTCTTCATCAGACTCTCCTACAATCATGTATTCATTTTCTTCATCTTTGATGTTGATGTTACCTGCGTCATCCTTTGTTACAATGATGTTGTCGTCAGGTCCCATAAGTTGGAATACACGAAGTACTTCTTCGTCTGATTTGTCGGTAAGGTCGATAGGTTCTTCCATATCTTCCATTTCGTCATCAGTATCCATGTCCATACCCATGTCCATTTCATCAGAATCCATTTCGTCATCTGTTTCCATTTCAGGTTCTTCCATGTCTACATCAGTCATTTCAATCTCATCATCTTGTTCAGATAGAGATTCTTTTACTAATTCTTTGATTTCTTCCTTCATAGTAGAAGCAAGTATTCCTTTTGCATTTTCAGCAACCGCTTCCTCCAAGTTTTTCATTTGGATGATTGCCTCTTCAACAATAGATTTTTCTTTTGCCATTTTTGGTTTTAATTTTTATATAAATATTATCGAGTTTTAAAAAATTTATTTATATTAATAAAACAAACCAAAATAAAATAAAAAAGGAGGTATAAAACCTCCTTTAATTTAATCATTGATATATAGATTATTCTATCACCTCATCTATTTTACTTTCAACAATTGCGGTTATTCTCCAATCTTCAGAATAGTTTTCAAAAACTTTTGTCACTTTTGCTTCAACATCTGTTGGATTGTAACCTTTAACCAATTTTTCCTGTTTTAATTTTTTAATCTTTCCTGTCTCAGGGTCAGGCATGTCTGTTGTAATTTTTGCTACAAAATATTTTTCGTCCATTTTTATTATTTTTAGTACTTCAAATAATCGTTCAATTTCTTCATTAAGTCAAGCGATTTGTTAGAACTTTCATCTGAAGTTCTTTGTGCCTTCATTTTATTTTCTTCTTCTAAGTTTTCTTCAAAATTAAATCTATCATTTGGTTCTAAAAATAAGTAAGCCCCAGGTGTTGACGGAGACCATACAAGGTCAAAACAAATTAACTCGAAATCTTCTTGTACTTCGTTTTGTTCGCCTACTTTTTTTAAGGACCCAACACCACGAGATGAGATACCCAAAGTTACACCCTGTCTTAAAAGATTTGCAGCCTGGTCACCCTTAGTTGAGACAATTCCTCTTTCGTGAAACCCTGGAGAAGTTAATAACTTCAATTTACCCATCAATACAGGTCCTTCCCACCATATATCGGTGATTGAGTGAGAAACTCTGTCCAAGTCGACTAATGATGACTCAGGGTGATTAAGTTCGGATAACGCAATACCCTTACTAATCATTTTTTTATAATTGTCGGCCTCTCTTTTTAATACTTTCTCAGGATATATTCTACCGTTTCTATTTGGGGTATTGTATTTTTGTAATACCGCATAAAACTCAAATGGTTTTGAGTGGTCTAACATTCCCTTAGACTCACGTATTAAATCCGCATTACGTTGTTCTACAGGTGAAATATAACCCGCATCATACTCGACAAGTAATCCCTTCCCGATTTGTCCGGGTTGTATAATTTGATGATTCATCTTTAATTTTCTTTATAAATATTAAAGATTGTTGGTTTCTATTTTCTCTACCTTAGTTTTTTTGGTTTTTGTGAGTTGGAACTTGAAGTATTCGTTGTTTGTGAAGTTGTCCTGAAATAATTGTTTACATATTTTTTTGAGTGACTCCTTGAGTCGTCTTGATTTAAAATCGTTCTCATCTCCCGTCAAATAAAAATTTATTTCTAAATTTAAAAATGACTTTTTTCCTTTTTGTAATCCGCTTGAACGTAAATCTAAATCAACAATAAATTTATTATCAAATAATGTTTTATCTAAAGAATCTAAGACTGAGTGTTTTATAAACCGACTTAAGTTTAAAACTATTCTATTCCAATTTTCAGAATTTATTTTGGGTTCAACCCATGTTTGAATGTTTAAATACAATGACTTGAAATTAACTGAATCTACCGTGCCATAAACTACTTTGGCCGTTTTAAACCCCTGAATCTGTGAGGTCTTTCCCTTTTTCATCAACTTTCCATATTATACAAGTTTATTTTTAAAAAAAATAAGTATATTTGTACCGATAGTCAAAAAAAAACCTATTTTAAAGATATTTGTTATATATGTTAATCGTTAAATTAGATAAAAATATTAATATTGAGAAGGCACTTAAAATTCTCAAGAGCAAAGTTATTAGAACAAAACAAACCGCTGAGTTGGTTAATAGAAAAGAATATACCAAAAAATCCGTTAGAAAAAGAGATATTCTTAAAAAGGCCAAATACGTCCAAAAAAGAAAAGACTCTGAAGATTAAAGACTTTCGTTTAAGTTCTTTAATCTGAAGTATGACAATTTATTATAAGTCTCAGAATCAACCTTTGTTATTGTTTCTTCAACTCTATTTAAAGTGTCATTATCTTGAGTGCCTTCTTTTAGAGAAGTTAATTTTGTCTTAACTTCATTTTTGATTGACTCAAACTGAGGCTCCAATTCAGAATCTTCTGTCTTTAAAAATTTAATTAAATCTTGTCTGTCAGACTCATTTAAATTTTCAACGTAATTTGAGAAGGTCTTATTTGCAATATTAATCATTGTTGAAATTGGCAAATTAACCGTTTCTGTTTTTTTGGATTCGGGAGACTTAACTAAGTTTTCAGAAATAATCTTTTTACTTTTTAAACGAGACTCAATTGTTAAAATGTCAGTTGAGAATAGATTATCTATATTCTCGTATTTGTTGTCACACTTAACGTCAGAAACCCATTTTTTCAAGTTATTAATTGTCTTTTCCTCTATCTTATTAACAGTATTTTCGTAAATTGTAATACACTCATAAATGTAATCATTTACTATAGATTCATTCAAACCTTTGTTTGAACTCATTTCATCGTACAAATAAAATAGTTTACTAATATTTTTATTACCTAAAACCATAGATTTGAAATTCTTCATTTCAGACTTAAAGGTATTCTTAGAATAAGACTCGAGTAATTTTTCCTCAATCTTAGATTTGATATTTCCGAACTTAGTCATTTTCTTTTTTTATTATAAATATCAATCTCTTAGAAGTTTTTTTAATTGTGACTCCATTTCACCTAATGAATTTTTTGCTCTTGACAAATCGATATAGGAATCTTTATCAATCAATGAATCACTCTCCAATAAAATATTCAAATTGTCTTTGTTAAAAGATTCTGGAGTAATTCCGGGTTCTCCTTCAGCCGGTGGTGGGGGAGGTAATTCAGGTTCAGGTCCCATCCCTCCCATTTCTCCTCCTGGAGGAGGTGGTGGAGCAGCTGCGGATGCGGATGTTGTACCAGTTGCAGAACCTCCATATAACTTATCAACATTATCAAACACACCTGTACGTGTGATAATTGTTGCAGTATTTGTTAATTCAGCACCAACAGCTTTTTCAATTCTTTGTTGTTGTAAATCAAGTTTGATTTCTTCATCACTAAACCCAAGAATATGTTTTTTAGCCCAAGAAACAGAAACAGGTGCAATACCTTCTATAGCGGCAACCGCATCCTTATACAATAACATTTTTTCTTTCCAAACATCAATCTTAAGTAAATCGGCTTGGGTTGATGGATTAGTTAAACCTAATGTAAAGTTTGTTAATTCATCCTCAAAACCTAATAAGAAAAGGTGAATAATTGCAATCTTATTTAACTCCGCAATCATGCACTTTTGGATTCTGTTGATTGTACGAGCAAAACGAATATCCTGTAATGATAGATTTTTACCCTCCCCAACAACTTCTTCAAAACCTAAGAAAGCTTTTGGTACACGAAGCGCAGTTAATAATTTCTTTTGAATGTATTCAATATCGGCAATTTCAGATAAGTTTTGAGCTCCGGGTAATGTGTCAATTGGAGATACTTGGGTCGGGTCACGAACCGGAATAAAATAATCTTGGTCAACCGCCATTTGATTAAATCTCAAATCAACGTTACCTGTTTGGCTATCGACAACCTGACTTCTTTTAAATTTATTTGCAACACGTTGTACATACGCCTCCACATCCTTATCATCCATATTACCAACAAACACTTTGAATACCCTTCTTTCAGGAGCTCTTGATGTTCTATATATCAACATCGCATCTTCAGATAACAATAATTGTTTCCAAATACGACGAGCCTTCTCCAGCATAGATGTTCCGTATGGTAATTTACGGTCATCACCCATAAGTCTAAAGTGAGCCATTTCCCATGAATTAAACTCCATGTCTTTCGCCTTCCACTTAAATCTTAAACCTCTATTTTCTTTTGGTTCGTCAACATTTTGAGATTTTGCCGGCATACCACGTTCCAATCTTTCAATCTCGATATTTGGAAGTTGCATACAACCAACAACACCTTTATCAGAATCCAACTTTAAATAAACAAAATTGTCACCGTATTTACATGTGTTTCTTGTCCACATTGGTAAATTGGTATTCACATCTAATACGTTATTAAACAAGTCGGTCAAAATACCTTTTATTCTTTTTGATTCAGAATAAATTTGTAACATATAACCATTTTGGTCTACAGTTGTAGATTCTTCACCATAAATGTCCAAAGCTGCAGATATCTCAGGAGTATACTCCATAGATTCGTAGTCATAAAATGACGCAAGTCTTGTTGGTTCATAATATACGGCTTGAGTATAAAGATTACTTTCTATCTTTGTCCATTGATTTGCAAGATAGTATGTTTGTTGAGCCTGTAATAACTCTTTTTCATATTCTTGCTTAGACGTAGTTTTTAATAATTCTTCTTTATCAAACTTATAAGTTGGATAGTCTTGGTTTAATAGTGCGTTTGGACCAAAAGCTCTTGTTAACCTTTGCCAAACCGTAAATTGTTTATTATTTTCCATTAAGGTAATTTAATCACTTTATCAATAATATAAATATTACCGTCCCCCGAATAACCAATTATATTTCATATAATCGTCTCTGGTGACATTTTGTTGACCATATTGATTGATTTTTTCATTGATGTTTGGTAATACCGGATTAAACGCCAGTTGGTTAGTTACGTTATCGTTATTACTTACAGACCATGAGTCAATCATTGCCTTTGTCTGTTCAGTTACTTTAGTTAGTTGACTAAACGATGACTCAGCAACATATGTTGCCATGGCGATTGACATAATTAAGTCATCATGATGTCCTTTTTGGTGGTCAGGTCTTCCGTTTATATAAACGAAGGTATTCATTTCATTGAACAATCTACTACTATAAATTTTAAAGTCGTGTCTCATAACTTCCTCAAATGAAGCGATTATTTGAACACGTTTATTGTTAAAATTTATACCCGGTATTTTCTCTCCCGCCTTTGGGTCCCACTTCCATTTGTTTGCAATATCAACACCATCAACATATAGATTTTTGAAACCCATTTCTTGCATTTTTCTTGAGGTTGATACTCCCATACCACCTGTGATATCAATCACAACAAAACAAGAATACATATTCGCCCACTTATAACAAATCTCAGCCATTGTATCAGGAGGTAGTTTACCAACATACTCGGCAACTTGTTCTCTTGTATCGAAATCAATAATTTGGAACGAACTAAAGTCTTCACTGTCTCCCCTACTAACATCAACACCCATAACATACTTGTGTCCAATAACGGGTTCTTGCCAAATCCAAAGAGCGTTACCCATCATCTTATTCTGTGGTTCTCGTATGTCATTTTCTCTAACTTTTTGTAATAAATTTGAGTCAAATACGTTATCTCCTGAACCCAAAAAGTTACACTCTAATTCCTGAGACACCTTACGTTTGTCGTATTTCAATTTCTTAACCATACCCTCAAACCAAGCAGAACATGCTTTATAACCTGTATCCATAATAAGTTTAAGTTCTTCGTAGTTTCTATCATCGAAGGGAATACTCTCCCAACTTATAATATCGTCCTTACTATATTCTTCCTTGTTTAGTAGGTAATGAATAATATCTTTTGTTTTAACCAAATACAAATCTCTAGTATATCTTGGGTCCCTAAACCAATACATTTCAGAAATTTTAAAATCATTCATATTTCTGAGAGCTTGGTCATATATTTCGTAATAAATTGGGTCATATCCGTTAGGTGTTGACACAACAATTACTTTACCACCCGTA